AGTGCCAGCCATGGGGACACGTCACCCTTGATGATCTGGTTATCGACCATCCAGATCGAAGCATCGGCGGTGTCTGCTTCAAAACCCTCCGGAAGTACCACGCCACAAGCCTTGATGTCTTCGGCGGATACATATCCCTCCCACACCAACACTTCGTATTTCGTTGTGGTATTAGGGCTGACATTGGTCGACACCCCCATAGTACGCAAATCCGATTCGAACTGCTTCTCCTTGAAATTACCTTGTGGATTGTTCTTCAAGATGCCCTTGATAGTGTCACCGAAGAAATCAGGGCGATCTGCCAGTTCCCGCATCTGACTCATGCTCATCACCATACGCTGGAACTGGCCATCCATCTGGTAGAAGTGCTTGGCCGACATATCCGGGTAATACTCCCAGATCGGCACGAATTCGAAGTGTGGCCGGAACCCCGGCACCTCAGTCGCCACGTACTGCCCGGTCTGCTCGTCCTTCTGCCATGTGCGCCGTAGCTGCGTACGGGTGAACGGACCCTTCATCACCCCCACCCCGTACATGATCCCCGACAGCATCACCCGGCGACACAGCGACACGTAGCTGACGTTGCGGCTGCCGCCAATCTCGGTCAACTGGTCGGACACTTCCTGCGAAAGATTGTCCGCACGCTTCTTGGCGAAGTCGCGGATGGCCTGCTCGATCAACTCGTCGTTGAGTTGGGTCTGCGTCGTCTGTGCATGCTGCTGCGCTTCGGCCAGTACCTGCTGCAGATCCTCCCGACTCAGGTTGGGCACCGGGGAGATCTCGATGCCCCAGTTCTTCTCGGTCTGCGGGAACAGCAGGTTCATCATCCGCGACAGGAAGGAGATGCATTTAACTCGTGTAATACGTGGGTATGCCTGAGACCGTTCCTTGTCGATCTTCACCTCCGGGTCATACTCGCCGAGGAACTGGCGCAGGTTGCGAGTCCACTTCAACTCCTGCAGCTTACGGGCCGACTCGTACTGCTTGAAGCGATCTGCCAACCGGTTGCCAAGGGCACGTAGCCTATCCCGGTCCCGTGGCAGCGGCGCTGCATCCATCTCACCTGCTGTGTTAGGTGGCATTGCTGCTACTTTGGCTGCGCTCATCGGGAAATTCCCTTCTTGATCGTATCTACAATGCCTGACAGCGGTGCTGGTATCAAATCCTCAAACAAACCCGGTTTAACCAAATCCGATACATTTGACAACGATGATGGATTCATACCAGCACTTACCAATCTACCCATCAGTGATGATTTTTGCGCAGCATCTTGCGCGGCAGCAGCTTCTGCAACACCGGGCATGGCGGGAGCATTGCGATTCACCATATTGATACCAAGGCGGGTAGCCAGATTACGCCCCAGACTCATGGCCCTTTCGCCTATTGTTGGCTCTGGTGCCTGAGTACCCCAAACACCACCAATCTTTGGATTGCTGGTTTTTTGGTAATAGTAATTCTGCAGATCAGTATCATTTACACTCAACGGACCATGCCAAGGTGCATTGAACAACTGTTGTGCTACTGGTGATTTTGTAATGGGTACGTTGACAGGCAAACCACCCTCGTAACCACGAAGACCAGCCATTCGTTCTTCTGGATTGGCACCTCTGGTTAAACCCCAAGGTGGAGTTGTTGGACCTTCACCCCATGTGGCATCAGGGTAAATTTTTTCCATATTGGCAGCTATTACCTTATCCAACTTACCTTCTGTACTAGGGTTAAATGGCATACCTGCCGGTGAATGCATACTGTGCAATCCTTCATGTGCCACTACATTGGATAATGGCATAGCAGAATCATTGGCAATAAACATATTGCCAGTCTCTGGCATGGTCCAACCCCCTACACCTAATGCTCTTGCTTTGGGTACATGATAGACATTTGGTGGCATGCCAACTGCAGCATTGGTGCCACGTACTGATTCCATAACCGGATTGGGCATGCCTTTGGGCCATTTAGTCACTGGCCCTTTTTTCATAGCCTCATTGGCAATTGTTTCAAGTATGGCGTCCCTGCCTTCCCTTTTTGGAGGGGGCGGACTGGTGACGATACTTTCATCGCCTGATGTTCCATATGGCATGTGTCACCTCAACACGTACGGGTTGTGATACACCCTTGCTGGCGGCATATTACGCTCACGTAGCTCTCTTGAGTGCGACAAGTGGAAGTGCTGGCACAGGTAACCGAAGGCATCGCCGGGGTGCGAGTGGTCGTTCTTGATCGGTTCCGCGTTGGTGACGCCACGCGGCGAGATGCCGTACTGCCAACCTCCCCTCAGACTTCTGATCAACCCCCTGCACGTCACTGGATCGATGCGCAGCGCCGGTCCATCTTCGGTCAGACGACAGGTGAAATGCTCGATGGCCTCGATGCGTCCCGGCAACCGGTTGTTGCCGGTGGTGATGCGCACCTTGAAATGACGACGCAGCACGTCGACCACCGTCTTCTCGTCGGTCTGCGTCCGCTGCGCCGCAGCCGGATCGGGCGCAATGATGAAGTCGGCATCGGGATATTCGGCTCGCAACAGCGGACGCAGGCGGTTGCTGATGAAGCGTTCCGCGCCCATGTCGCGCTGGACCAGTTCATGCAGGACGTTGAGTCGGCCATGGTGATCCTGCTGACCGAGGATCATGGCGCTGTTCATGCCGGGATCGAAGCCGCCCACCAGTTGCATGCGCGGGTTCCACTTCAATCGCGTCTCGGACAGATGCAGCTTGGGCTTGAAGGTGGCGATCACCGGCGTGCCGACCAGCGAGTAGCCCCACTCGACCTCGATGAACTGCTTGACCCACGACTCTGAGTGGTCCTTGGCCAGCGACGTGTAGTAGGCGCGGCCACCGGGCAGCTTGTCCAAGTTCTCGGCATTGATAGCGAAGCCTGACGGCTGCCTGAAATACGTCCATGTCGAGGGCACCTCGCCCATCAGCAGCTTCTCGTTGCGCCGCACCGCCATGTCCTCCGGATTCAACGAGAACAACTCGGATTGGTTCAGCGCGTCGTACCACCACTGGTCTTCGTTGCCGGGGTTCGACGCGCCCCACATGCCCCAGTTGGTCGCCTTGCCGTCCTTATCCGATGGATAGCGCCCGCAGCGTGCAGCCAACGCGTCGACAACCGCTTTCGGCAATTGTACGAACTCGTCGATGATGACAAACGTAACATCCAGAGACAGCACCCGAGCAACGTCATCAGGAGTATCCAAGGCACGGAACAGCACCTCGCACTCCACGTCGGCGAACCTGAGTATGAAACGCGAGTCGGTTGCATGCCATTTCCCTGCCTGTCCGTCCTTGAACCAGATCATCCACGAAGGAATGGTAGTATCCCTGAGTTGTGGTCCTGTGTTGCGTACCACCACCGCCTTCACCCGGCGCACGCCATCAACCGGCGACTTGTCCTGCTTGGTGGCCAGATAGACCAGCTTGAAGAAATTGCCGGTGGTCTTGCCACTACCAACGGGACCGATGATCCAGTCGGCGAATAGTTCGCCCTTGGCGTGGTGCTTGATGAAGGCACCGACCGTGGGGGCTGGTGTGTAGTCGATGAGGCTCATTGGTTGGCCGGTGCCACATAGAGAGTGTCCTGCGCTGCAGCGTTGACCACCCCGGCGCAGACGATGCGGTACTTCCAATCGCCATGAGTATCAAACCATATATCAATGTGGTACTTCCCTGTACTGTCGCGTACCACCTCATCATCTGTACCATATATGTAAACATCATTGCGTGCTGAAAGTGGACCCTTGTGTTGCATCTTGAAGGTGATCGAACTGGGATCGGTCAAGTCACCATCCAGCGTGCGGCACTCCCACGCGATGCGCCGCGATTGACCCACGATGATGTCTGCCATCTCAAGCTCCGGTTATGATCAGCGGCTGATCGTACATAAAGACAGAAATTGGTGGTAACTGCCGTATAGTCACGTTCAGAGATTGATCGTACAAGACCACCGCAATCGGTGGTAGCTGTCGTATCGATACTTCCAACGGCTGTTCGTACAGCGTTACTATAGGCGCATGGCCACCCATCGTCACCTGCAGCGGCTGCTCCGACAACAGAACGGGCAGCAATGGTACTTTACGCAGCGTCGTGACCAGTGGTTGACTGGACAACGTGACCGCTATGGGCACGTTGTAGACGTACTTGGTGATCGTACCCGCAGCCCACAGGAAGCGATAGACCAGCTTGACCGGTGGGAATGACAGCAGATATGACGCTGTATCGGCATACAACCGGTAATGGTGCCGGATGAAGTAGACAAGATTGGCTGGAATGCCAGTCAAAGTGTATGTCGCGGGTGTGACTATTAGGTGGTAATCCCGACGTAGAGCGGCCGATGGTGCAGTCAGTGTGTATGCGGCAACTGCAGTTTTGAGGTTATAGATACGACGTACTGCGACCGGGTTGCCGGTGAGGGTGTACGCCCCCATCTCGGCCTTGAGGACGTAGCTACGCTTGAAGCCAACTGGATTGCCGGTCAGGATGTAGCTGGTGGGGGTAACTGGCAGTGGCCAGTTGATGTTCTTGCGCAGCGCCACCGGTATACCGGTCAGGGTGTACGTCGCCGTCGTGGCAGTGAGCTTGTAGGCGAAGCCGTATTTCAGCAGCGGTGGGATGCCGGTCAGGGTGTACGCAGTGGCTGTAGCCAGCAGCCTGTAACTGCGCCGCATCACCCACGGCTGCAGGGTGAGGGTGTAGCTGGCGGTCTCGGCTTTGAGGACGTACCGGCGACTGAAGCTGGCCGGGTTGGTGGTCAGCGTGTACGCCGCTGGCGCGGCCTTGAGGACGAAGGTGCGGCGCAGCGCGACTGGTGGTGCCCCCAGCGTGTAGACCGTGGTCGCGGTGTAGGCACTGGTCAGGACGTAGGTACGCCGGAACTGCGCCGAGATGCCGGTGAAGACGTAGCTGGCCGGGACGACAGTGAGGATGGTGCCGCGCTTGAACGTCGCGGCGATGCCGGTCAGGGTGTACGCGGCAACGTCGGCGGTGAGGACGTACCCGGTCTTCTTGCCATACGTCAGCGCCACATCGACACCGGTCAGGGTGTAGGCGGCAGGGTCTGCCTTGAGGACGTAAGTGCGGCGGAAGCCTGCCGGAATGCCGTTGAGCGTGTACGCCGTGGGGAATGCGGCGAGGACGTACGTGCGACGGAAGGCAACCGGCAGGCCGGTGAAATTGTACGTCGCGACCGGCGTTGGCAGCACGTACTGCACGCCGTACTTCAGGAAGGCCGGGACACCAGTCACGGCGTAAGCCGCGACATCGGCCTTGAGGACGTAGCTGCGCTTGAGCGCGACCGGCAGGCCGGTCAGGGTGTACGCCGCTGGCGCAGCAGCAAGGACGTAAGTACGCTTGAAGCCAACCGGCACTCCGGTCAGAACGTACGTCGCCTTGGTCATCGGCAGCACGTACTGGATGCCGTACTTCAGGACAGCATCGACACCAGTCAGCGTGTACGCCGCTGGCGCGGCCTTTAGCACGTAACTGCGCTTGAACCCGGCGGCGATGCCGGTGACGGTGTATGCCGCCGGGGTTATAGCGAAGCTATACCCCCGACGCAGCCCGGTGTTGATGCCGGTGACGTTGAACTGGGCACTGGTGGCGACCAGCGCGTAGGTACGTTTGAACCCCACCGGCAGGCCAGTCAGGACATACGCCGCTGACGCGGCGGGGAGCTTGTACCCCGCCCCGTACTTGAGCGCCGCAGCGACCCCGGTCAGGGTGTACGTGGCAACGTCGGCCTTCAGCACGTAAGTGCGCTTGAAACCGACCGGCAGACCGGTCAGGACGTAGCTCGCCGGGGCAGCGGTGAGCTTCTTGAAGACGCTGTACACCAGCCCGGTGCTGGTGCCGGTGATAGCGTAGGTTGCGACATCGGCCTTCAGGACGTATTTACGTTTGAAGCCTGTGGCCGGGGCACCGAGGGTGTAGCTGGCCGGGGTGGCGACGAGGTTGAAGCCCCGCCGCAGCCGGTTAGTGACCGGCGCGGTCAGCGCGTACGTCGTAACGGTGGCAGGAAGGGGCTTGTAGCTGCGCCTGAGCGTCGCGGGCGGGGCAGTGAGGGTGTAGGTAGCCTGATCCGCCGTCAGCGGCTTGTAGCTCTTTCTGAGCGTTGCCGGGATGCCGGTGAAGGCGTAGGTCTGGACGGTGGCCGGGAGAACGAAGCCCCGGCGCAGCGCCGTGGCCGGGGCGGTGAGGGTGAAGGCTGCAACATCGGCCTTGAGGACGAAGCCCCGGCGCAGCGTCGTGGCGACCGGGGTGAAGACGTACGTCGTGACCGTCGCTGGCAGAGCCTTGTAGCTGCGGCGCAGCCCGGTGGCTGGCGCAGCCAGCGTGTACGTCGTGGTCGTGGCGACGAGCTTGTAGGCCCGCTTGAACGCCGTGACCGGGGCACCGAGGGTGTACGCGGCGACGGTAGCCTTAATGACAAAGCCCCGGCGCAAGGTGGTGGCTGGGGCACCGAGGGTGTACGTCGTGGTCGTGGCGACGAGCTTGTAGGCCCGCTTGAACGCCGTGACCGGGGCACCGAGGGTGTATGTCGCGACCGTGACCGGGAGGACGAAGCCCCGGCGCAACCCGGTGGCGGGTGCCGCCAGCGTGTATGTCGCCTTGACGGCGGGGAGGTTATAGCCGCGCTTGAGCAGCGCCGCAACACCGGTGAAGGTGTACGCGGCTACGTCAGCGGTGAGGGTGTAGCTTCGCTTCGCACTGACCGCGCTGATCGGCGACGCGGAGATGGGGACATGGCCGAGCATGTCAGGCAGTCAAGGCTGCAAGCTCACCGGGTGAGGCGGCGACGTTCCAGACCCGCACGTTGCGGATCTGACCCCCCATCGCCAGCGCAGGCCATGCGCTATAGCCGATGCTCATATAGGGTCCGGTACTCGCCATGCTGCCATTGAATAAAGTCGCACTGGTCCCCGTCCCGGCAGCTATGCCGCTACCGGTACATGTCAGCCGTTGGATGGCATTGTTCCAGCTTGAAGCCACTTTACGCGATGCAGTGGAAGCATCGGGCAGTCCGGTTTGGTAGGGCAGATAAGTCCCGTCGTACATGAAGACGGAGGTCGAAGGCCAGCCGTTATACGCCATCAACGGGGAGTGGTAGTTGTTGTCACCGCTGAAGTACACATGATGGTTGCCTCCGGCAGTCTGCCATTTGGTCTTGATTTCGGCGTAGACGGTACCGTTGGCGGCGATGACGTTCTGGCCCGACCCGGCAGGAGTCAATTGATCGGTGCCACGGGTGGCGGTGGCGTACTGGCAGTAGGTATAAGGATCGCTGCCGGTGTCCATCACCGTCAGTCCGTACAGGTACCAAGCCGTACTGCCGCTGCCAGCATAGCTGCCACCGTACTCGCCGAAGATGCCGATGTTCATCGCCGTCTGCGCCGCCGTCGCTGACTGCAACACCCAACAGACGTACCACCCATTCTTGTAGGGAATGATCCCTGACCCGCGCAGGGTGCCACCGCCGGTGCCCCCCATCGCGGCATAGGTCACCGCGCCGTTGCCGGTCAGATCCCACCTGACCACCCCGGTATCGTTGCCAATGCTGGAATTCATCTGGATGTTGGTGCGCTGGTAAGGCTTGACGAAGAAGCCGAAGAAGGTATTGGTGGTGGCGAAGGGCAGCGTGCCGTAGGGGTTGATGTAGTGGGCACCATTGACCGTGTTCTCGACCACGGCGCAGCCGTAATAGTCACCGGTCGGCCCCGCGACGGCTTTGTTGATGTAGGACATGTTGGCCGCGCCCGCGACCGTGAAGTCCCACTCGATGCCGTAGGCTACCGTCTGCTGGTTATCCACCAACAGCCCGGTTGGCCCGAGGGTATCGCAGACGGCGGCACTGGCTCCATTGGTGGTAGTCAGTGAGATGCTGCCCGCGATCTCGTTGACCACGTTACCGGTCATGGTGTTACCAAGCTTGGTGCCGAAGCAGCGCACGCCATCGACGTTGGAGAACACCTGCGCACTCATGCCAACGCTGACATACTCA